ATGTTTCATAACATGCAGGAAGTTCTTTCAGAATCAGTCAAATCCAAATGGAAGAACTTGGCTGATGCGATTGACATTATGCTTGGTGATATTGCGGAGTCAATGGGTAGTACATTGAAATGGACTGCCGAAAGCCTTACCACCCTTGCACAAAATTGGAAAGAACTTGTACCGGCTATCGAAGCTGCCGTTGGAGCCTTTGGATTTTGGAAGGCAGCTATGTTGGTGAATAGTCGTTTGGTTGTTGGTGAATATAAAAATATTTCGCAGACTGTTTTGGCTAATAAAAGGCTTACGGCAGAAAAACTTCGCGTTGAAGCAGCATATAGGAAACTGACTGTTGCCGAACAACAACTTATTGCCACTTCCAATAAACTGACTTATGCGGATTATGAGCAGATGGCTGTTTCGGGTCAATTAACAAAGAATAAACTGCTTCAACTTGTAGCTATGAAAAGACTGACTGTGGCACAAGCGGAAAGTATAGCTCTTCAGGCAAAGATGGGCAGACTCGATGTCTCACAAATATCTCACATTGGAGCGATGAATGTGGGGATTAGAGCATTGTGGGGGAATTTAAAAAATTTGGGGATGGTTTTGAAAGGGTTAGCTCCCCAATTTATTGTCTTTGCAGCAGCCTCTGCCATTTTTGAATTATGGTATAAGTCCGGGCAAAAGGCTGACGAAATGAACGAGCGTATTTCCGAGTTGACAACAAGAGCACAAGACGGTTTCAAGAACCTAACGAAAGAAGCTCAAAAATTTGCTAATGTTGATCCTTTTAAGGCGGATGATGCCTCATTGATTTCTTTCATTGAAGAAATGAAAACAGCATTAAAGGATTATTCCCCGGTTTGGGCAGACGCTTTTAATGAAACGTTTAAGACTGATGATGAAGGAAATAGTATAAAAAGCCTTGCAGAACAATATATATTGCTTCGGAATGCTTTGAATGATACAAAAGAGGCTTATAGGCTGCTTAATGACATAAAAGGTACGTCTGAACATGCCAATGAAGCGACTGACGGTTATTTTGATGACAGTTTTCTTGAAAATATCAATGACTATATTGATGCGAAGGAACGGGTAAACAAGATTATTGACCGCATGTCAGGCAGCTATATCGAGTATTCCACCGCCATGCAGAAAGTTATAGCTAAACATGATGATTTTGCCAAAGCCGCTTCGGGTAAACCGCTGAAAAAACAGCTATCCATTCTCAAAGAATACCCCAAAGCATTGGCCAGCCTGAATAATGAGTTGCCTTTCACTGGAGGATATAGAGATGATATTTTTCGATTGCGGGAAGCGTGGAAAAACTCTAAGCGTATTTATATGGAAGATGTATTGCCGGATATGAAAGACTTCCTATCTGGGTACAAGTCGAGATTGGGAGCTGCCGGTTGGGATTTAAATAATTTGAGTGATGCCCAAAGAATAGCCATCAGTTTAGACATAAGTGCTTTCTTTGACACGTTCGAGAAGATGCCGAAGTATATGCGGGACTTCTTTAATGGGAAGATTCTTGAAGATGAGTTCAATATCAAGATTAATGCTGAATATACAGAAGCCAGTCAAAGTTTTTCTGATTTGCAGAAAAAGTTCAATGGAGCCACAGATGGGCAATTTGAAGCCCAAATAAAGGTTTCCACGGATTCAGAGAAAATCATTGAAGGAATACAAAAAGCGTATAAGGAAGCTAAAGAGACAACAAATCAATTGAAGCCGGTATTGATTAAAGCCGGAATAGATTTGTCAGGTATTGGAGCTATTGACTTGTCAAAACTTCCTGACTGGCAGAAGCAAATTGTATCAGATTATAAAAAAGCTTTCGACACAATGCAATCCGGTGAGAAAGGAGCTAAAGAAATCGGTTTTTCTCTCACTGATCCAAGTAAGAATAAGAGCAAAAAGGATGTCTTTGCCGAGAGGTTGAAAGAACGGGTAAACTTGCTAAAGGACGCATATTCTGAATATAAGAAGTGGACTGATATTGTTGGAAAAGAAGAAGCTGCCAAAAAGGTTATAGAATCGGGCATTTTTGACTCCTTGTTTAGAGGGAAGGAACCGGTGGATATTGAGAATTATCGGGATGAATTGAATAAGATTCTTAACCAGCTTGACAATAAGACCGAAGTTCGTAGGGACTTGAAAGTTTCCATACGGAAAGTCATTGCGGATATTGATGCCAACGCTATGAAAGAAGCTTCGGATAAGGCCGCAAAGGAACTTGAAAGGTACGTGTCTGATGTTTCAAAGAAATGGGATATATACAAGCAGCTTGTCAATGCCGGTGCAAGTAAGAAGGATGCTTCTTTATACGCTTTCGGAGCATTGTCTGAATATGAGAAGAAATCCGAGGAATTAGCTGAAAAGGTAACTAAGAAAATGAAGGATAAAGGGGTATATATACCTTTGACTTTCACCGAACAAGAGGCCACAGAATCACTTGGAGGTGAAGACAGTGTTTTGTATAAACAGTTTTTCAGTGCATGGAAGGAAGCTAAAGAAGCTATTGAAAAAGATAGTTTGGAAGTAAAGCTGAAAGAAGTTACTGCCCTCAACAAATACAAATCTATCGCTGAAAAAATACGGGACTTAAGCGAGAAATATGCTCCCTTAACCGGCACCTTCATTGGTGAAAATAATGAACTTGTTGGGAATGTTGAAGGCATGACTCCCGGACAGAAAGCTCTTTTTACCGAATATAAGGAGGAACTGGCAAAACTAAGGGGACAACTGCTTGAACTTCTTCCGGTATGGGAACAGATATTTGGAGATCAGACCTATAAATCATACGGACAGATACAGCAAGCATCCGATTATGCGCAACAGATTATTGATAATGCTTCTGTAACTAAAAACAAGAATGGAAAGCCAACAGCTTTTACTTCTTGGTATTTGGATGAGAATGGTAAACGGATTGATGTTTCAGGAGAATATTCTCAAATTGAGAAGTTAAAGAAAGCCATACAAGACTTATATAAGGCCGGATTACAGAAGAATCCGTTTGCCACTCTCATAAAAAATATTCGTTCTTTATTCTCCAGTGGAGATAAAGATGAAAAGGGTACCATAGAAAAGATTGCAGCCATAGGAGAAAGTGCCGCTGAAAGTGCTGATCTTGTCGGCAATTTTGCAGGGCAGATGTCTTCCATGTTCGATGCTTTGGGCAATGAGGGTATGGCCGACACGATGGGTAATGTGCAGGATGCCATGTCTTCTATAAGCAATATCGGGCAGGGATTCGCCAAAGGTGGAATAGTTGGTGGTATTGCTGCCGCTGCCGGTGAAGCTGTAAACTGGATTGGGAAGATAGCACAAGCACATGACAAAAAGCTTGATAAGGCTATTGAAAAAAGTAAACTTCGTGCTCAACAGTTGCAGTATATATACGAACAGATTGACGGTATTCTTGAACGTTTCTTGGGCAGTGGCACGGAACTAAAACTTGTAGATGCAGAAAATGACCGTACCCGGTTGAATCAATTAAATAATCAGATTGAGGCAATACGCAATAAGGGGAAGATCAACATCTTCGATTTGATGTCTTTGCAGAAATATAAGCAGGAAGCGGAAAAACTTCAAAAACGTGTTTCGGCATACGATGAAGGCGGTGCATACGGGTATCAACGTGCCTTGATGCAAGAACAACTTTCAGAATTGGAGAAACAACGGCAAGCCGAAATTGACAAGAAGAAGACGGATGATAGCAAGGTGGCTGATTATGAGAATCAGATTGCGGAGATGAAACAGCAAATAAAGGATTTTGCCGAAGAAACGGCTGAATCTCTTTATGGCATTAATTTGAAAGACTGGGCTTCACAGCTGGGAGATGCCTTGTATGAGGCATGGCAGAAAGGCGAGGATGGTGCCGAAGCTTTCAAAAATAAGGTTGCCGACATTATGGGTGATGTTATGAACTCCATTCTCAAAATAAGTATTTTGGAACCGGCCATGCAACAGCTTCAAAAGATGCTTTTTGGTGAGGATGGAATGAGTGGTTATTTCGGCAAGGATTTCTCTCTTGACGAAAAGGAGTTGGAAAGTATTGCGGACTATCTAATGGGGGTAAGTGAGAAAACCGATGATTACTATTCCATGCTTGACAAACTGAATAACTATATGGAAAAGAAATATGGTATCAGTATGAAGGAAGAGGAAGAAGACAGTGGAAGTGGTTTATCTAAAGGCATACAGAATGTTACTGAAAATACCGCTAACCTTTTGGCTTCTTATATAAATGCAATCCGGGCTGACGTGAGTGTTAAACGGGAGTATGTGCGCAGATTGGTTGAAGAATTGTTCCCGGCCTATAATGTAATAGCACAAGCACAATTACAACAACTGACAATGATACAGATAAATACAGCAAAGAATGTGGAATTTGTGGAAGAAATCAGGGATATACTACATAGGAATATAAACGGTGTAAACAAGTTTAATATATGATTATGAACAGATTGAATAGTGAATTGAGAGGTCATGCCGTATCGTATGGCCTCTGCACACAATGGCAAGGTGACTGGCAAAACAATAAAAGCCAGCAAGAATTGATCGGAATGTATATACGGGGCATTGATTTTTGTATTGAACACGATTATCCGACGGTGGAATATATAAAAGGTAATTTTGACCGGAGCCTGCTTCATCAAAACCTTATTTTTGTTGATGAACCAGTGACCGGAGGCAACAATGGTGTATATGTACTGAACGGTAAATGTTCAGGCAAGCTTTCTTTCGGTAAATTTACAGCCGCTACTCTCCATTTGCGCCATGATAGTGAATTGACTCTTGAAGTGGAAGATTGCGCCAAAGTTTTTGTGAGTGTATATGATCGGGCTAAACTACATGTAAGGCAAAGCGATGTGGCTAAAGTTTATGTATATGTTCATGGTGGAAACTGTAAAATAGAATCCGAAGGCAATGTTATGGTAAGATATAAAAAGAATGGGGACTAACACGTTTTCTGCAATATATTTATTTACAGTCTTTTATATTTCTAAATTATTTGAACGGTATCATAAATTGTAACCAATATCTCGTCACAATACGGTAGATACGTGCATTATTTATATTATGTCTAAATTTTAGAGTAAATATAACTGTTTTTATTTACCGATTCTTACCGTTTGTTACTGATGTTTACCGAATTTATTTTATTGATTTTTAGGTTGTTGTATGGTGAAAATATCGTTTCTATATTTGTGTCGGAAACAATGCTGTTAGGTTCATTTCGTGGTTGTCATGAACTGGAATAAAATATTATAGGGCATTCTCTTTGAGGCAGGCAACCACATTAGGCTTCATCGGGATTTGCCCTTTCTCTTTATTATTATGTCAAGCGTGACTATTATATTAAGGAGGGTTCAGTAGGTACGAGTAATGGCGTATTGGGGTTCGATTCCCTGCCTACTACAAGATCGGACAAAATAATTCCCCAAAAGCGGAGATGTCCGAGCCGCTGATGGGGAAAACATTAACTTTATAGTGCAAAGATATGGAAAATTTTAATCAGTTAATACCTATTGATGAGGGAAAAGGTAAAAAAAGAACAATGACCTCCTTACAGATTGCAGAAATTACGGGCAAAACTCATTCAAATGTAATGCGAGATATTCGCAATATCCTTGAACAACTGGAAGATAGACGACAATTCAGTTTTGAATTATCATCAAGACCTCAACCTATGCCAAACGGTGGAAGCAAAGAAGTGTCTTGTTACATTCTCACCAAAAAGGATTGTCTTCTTCTCGCAAGTGGTTATGATGCAAACTTACGAGCCAAAATTATTAATCGTTGGGAAGAACTTGAAGAAAACAAGCGTGAACTTTCCCGTAAAAGGGAGAAATCTTTGTTAAGTAAAATCTAAATTTATAATATGAAAACAAATCAAGAAATGGTGCGATACATTGATAGTTTTTCTGTGGTTCAGCGCACGAGTGATGGTTATTTTGACGGAACTGAATTGCTTCGGCAGTGGAATAATGTAGAAGGGAATCCGAGAAGGCAAATGAGTAAATTCTTAGAATCTGATAATACATCAGAGTTTTTGAAAGCTCTTGCAGAGGATGAAAGCCATAGAGCAAAAATGCTCATTGGTGAAAATCAACTACTTATAAAAGTTAAGGGTAGAAATACGAAAGAAGGCAAAACACCCGATAAAGTTTGGATGAATCCGCTTCTGTTTATCAAATTTGCTATGTGGATAAATCCGGCTTTTGAAGTCAAAGTATTACGGTTTGTGTACGATGAAATGATTCGCTATCGAAACGATGCCGGGGATGCTTACAAAGAACTTGGCTCTGCCGTTCAGAAGATAGTTCCTAAAGAGTTTATGCCGAAAGCAATGCAAAAGGTTGGGGAAGCATTGAATTGGGTTGTGTTTAACTCACATGAGAAAATGCTTCGCAACAAGCAGGGTGATGAAAGCAAACAACGCGAACTGTGGCAGCTTGAAAAGAAGGTGGCTGATTTAATCAACGAGGGATTCATTACCAACTTCGATAATTTAATATCATACCTTAGAAAACAATATTCAAAAAGGAACTATCCTGCCGTGTTCCAATTACAGCAAGAAAATACAAATTTTATCCACTATAAATAATAAATCAATATGGAATTAGTAGAATTTATGAGCAACAAAGAATGCGTTGTAGAAACATTCAAAGTAAATGGTCTTATTGCAAAAGACAATACGGTAACAGAGAAAGGTTTAATGGCTATACAGTTCTATTTAGATATGATAGAGCAAAAGAAGCCAGAATTAGAAAATTGTCAAACGGCTTATATGTCATGTAGTGAGGTGGAGGAATGGGAAAAGAAAAACGCTGCGGCTTCGGTAAGTTTTGACAGCGGAGGGGTAGTCGAGTTTCTCCCGATAGAAATGTTCTCAAAAGATGCTAAAATAGAAAAGGGAGGTGGCATAAAAGGTATGCTTATTTCAATGTGCGATTGCGCATGTGAAGATGAAATATCCGAAATAGTATCTTCAAATGATGAAATTCGTAAATTGAGAGATGCGCTTAACAAATATCTCGAAAGCTGAATACTTTTGGCTAAGAGTGGCAAAATGCACAAAATAAAATTGGGCTGACTTTGGAGCCAGCTTAATTATAATTTATACGCGAAAACATTAGCCAGATTATGTTAGCTCAATATTTAATGGTAGTCAGTGTTAAAAGACGCACTAATATCTTTATATTTAGAATATAATTCCATTTTTATTTTGTATATTTAATTTGTAAATTATAGTCCATCAGAGAATTTCGCTTTCTTCTGTCTCTCACGTTCGATATTTTCTGTTCTTTCTTTTTCTATTTGTTTTCTGATACTATCTTTTTCATTTTCTAATAATTCTATTAATTGAGGATGTGATATATCAATAGCTAAATGAAAAGTTATTAACGTCCCGGCTCCTTGACGTTCTGATTCATAATCAGCTTTGTAGAAATTGATAGCTTTATATAAGAAAGGCCATGCAGCTATATGTATGGTACTTTCGTTTCCAAAACTTTTCCCATATCGTTTAAGTAAATAATCGTATATGGTTGATTTATCTTGTATATATTTGTTGTATTCATAATCTTCTTTGTCGAAAACATTTATGTCATAATCATACAGTTTGTACTTACGTACAGTTTTGATAGTAAATCCACAAAGTTGATTTTTGTAAAAAGTGGGATGCCCTAACTTAAAATCAATGCCATTTACTGTAATTATGCCATTAGTTTCTTTTTCAATTCTATAATAAACTGATTTGTAATCTTTATGTGACATACCCCAAAAGAAACTCCCCATGATTTTCTTGCCGTCTCTTTGGGCGAGGATATTGGATTGCTTAAGAATATATAAACTATCTTGGACTTTTTGTAAACTATCTGCGATAAATTCCTCTCGCCTTTTTTCTTTATAATAAATCTGGCTTCTTTCTAATTCTTCCTTTATTTCGCATTTATGTATCTTTTCATTTAGTACTAATCCCACAAAAATAAATAATATGGAAAGCAATATAGAACTTATCCATATAAAGTTTCTAAAGCTTTTCTTTTCATTCCATTTGTTATTCACATATCCCCATAGAATAAGAATTGGTATGAGAGATAATATCAAAAAAAAGATTGAGCTGGAAATATGATTTATTCCATAACAGATAATGATACTTTCAATAATGGAGAATATCAAGGAGGGGACTATTATTTTTTTACACATAAAAACTGAATAATAAATTCATTATATAAAGTATAACTATAATCATAATTCAAGAATACTCTAAAATTGATAGTAGCAATGCTACCAATTAAACTAAAACTCCTAACATATAATAACCTCTTTTATAATTAAATGCAAAAGTATTAATAAATAAAATTATGACAAATGATATTTTTTATGTTTTTCAACATACACGTGGAAGCAAGTTAGGGGTTGAGTATAATAATCTACTAAAAAATGTTTTTATGGCATTATTTTCTATGATAATATAGAAAATACAACTATATTTGCGTTGAAATAAGATTAAAGTATAAGGCCATAGAGCTTGTTGTGGAGACTAAATATCTCTGCGGCAAGCTCTTTTTTTATATGTGTATATGAACGAACCGTATTCTATTTTGATGCAGAAAACTACCGAGAATGCTCCGGTCAAAGACAGCTTGGCGCATTTTGGGATTGTATGCACTGAATTTCCGTTCAAACCGGGTGGGGAAACGAAAGACTTACCAAAACGAGATTGGCCGGAAGAAGACGGTGAAGATACTTACATACCCGATAAGCTACCATTAAAAGCATACGACTTGGAGGCCGAAATGTGCTATAAAGGGGATTTAGGTACTGCATACGATAAAATCATGGCCTTTCAAAACTATCTAACGGGGGAAAATGGTGACGGTGCCACCTTGAAAATATATAACTCGCACACAGGTATCGGGCGGCAAGGACTTTACTTGCTGGAGGTTGGAGATTTTGAATTTAACAAGTCCAATATGGATGAAGTCTTGACCTTCCCGGTAAAATTCAGAGTAACTGATCCTCGAACTCAAATAATCCCCTCGTATAGTGTTGCGGAACCGACAAAGATAGTTGCATTGGTTGAAAAAGTATAGCTGTATGGCATGGAAGGTTTATGATAAAACTGGCAATACGGTACGTTGTACACTGAAAAGTTTGGAGTATAATGGTACATGGATGGGTGCATGTTTTGTGACAAGCACTCTGAAAAGTGCCGTACCCATTCTTTTTGAGATAGGTGATTATGTCATGTACCGTGGCGAGAAGTTTGAAATAAACTATGATCCTACGGCATTAAAAAAGGCGGCAAGAAAAACTTCGGGAGAAGCGTTTGTCTATGATAACGTAAAGTTCAACTGGCCGGGAGATGAATTGACGCGATGTGATTTTCTTGATTATGTGAAAAGTGATAATCAGATACACTTCACTTCTTTACCTAAGTTCAGTTTCTTCGCTTCGTCTATACAAGATTTGGCAGACCGTGTTCAAGTAAATCTTGACCGTATATATACCGGGGCACAAAAATGGACGGTTGTCGTACACCCTGAATATGTGAGCACTACCAACGTAAACATTGATGTGAACAATATAAAGGTATGGGGTGCGTTGGAGTTGTTCAATTCAAAATTTGCTGCGAACTTCGTTATTCGTGGACGGACAATAACAATCGGTACTGCCGGTATTGCTGTGGGCAATATTTTCAAGTATGGACGTGGAAACGGTTTGTACGAAATTCAACGTACAGCCGATGCGGATCAACAGATTATTACCCGGTTGCGTGCATACGGTAGTACAAGAAATATGCCTAACCGGTATTATAATAAGCTCTCAAACAGTTCTCTTACCAATTATTTGCCGAATAACATGGCTGTGGAAAATCTGATGTTACCTGATTTTCCTAAGACAACGCTTGATCCATATATTGACAGCAAGAATATTGCTGTGCTTGGCATTCGGGAAGGGAGTGTTTATTTTGACGGTACCGGTGATTTGGAGGAAATATGTCCTTCAATGGAAGGTATGACCGCCGAACAGTTGAAAGATGCAGGTATTTATGTATCGTTGGATGCCGGGGATAATGGTAATCTTGACGAAGTGGCTGATGCTGAACAACTGACAGATGATGGTACAATGGATAGCCTGAAAGAAGGTGAAGATGTCCCACCTTTTACAATATCGCTAAAAGATGTTGGTTTCAATATAAACGATTACCTGACTTCTGAAACAGCTACCATTAGCATGAAAAACGGCATGTGTGGTGGCCGGGATTTTGAAATAACCAAATGTGAGAAGAAGGGCAATAAATATGTGCTGACAGTCTGAAATTATATTTCCCATACAAGGATTACAATATAAAGTCCGGTGACAAGTTTGTCCTGCTTTATATTGGTATGCCGGACGTTTATATTCAGGCAGCTTCACAACGGTTACTTGTTACCGCGAAAAAATATCTTGAAAAGAATGACTATGTGCGCTATTCGTATGAGCCGAAGGTGGATGATATATTCATGGCACGCCAACATGATGAAGCTGTTGCAAGGGGGGAAGCAAGCATACATGATACTTTGAAAGAAGGGGACTTAATGCTATTCACTGATAGTGATCTTGGTATTGAAGGTAGCATCATTATTGATACCCTTATTATTAAAGAGGGAGAAGATATGATACCGAAGTACACTATGACACTTCGGGAGGAAAAAGCTGTTGGATCGCTTGAAAAAATCCAAAATCAGATAGATTCTATTGCAGGTGGTGGGCAGGGAACCGGTGGCTTGAATACCCAACAGATACAGTCTATCATCCGTTCACTGGGCAATCAGCTTTTTCTTTCGCGCACCCATAATGATACGGCAGCCGGACTTATCAGCTTCTTAGCCGGTGCCATCTTTGGTGCAAGTGGTTTTGCAGAGGGGTTAACCGGCTTTGGGGCGAAAATAGACAGTATGGGACGTGGGTACATGGAAAGCCTCACATTACGCAGGTTTTTAGAGGTGCCGGAATTGCGTTTCAACCGTGCTGAAATTGTACTTGGTGACAAATGGCGTTCTCCCGGTGCTGGAATTATAGAGAGTGTTGAGCCTGATTATGATGCTGACGGTAACTTGCTACGTTCCGGGACGATAAGTTTGAAATTACAAGACGGTGAAATAGGTGCTGTGGCTGTGGATGATATTTGCATGGGGTATTTCCATGACTATGAAACGCCGGGGAATAATGCGGTATCTGATATAGATGATAGCCGTGGCAACCGTATGTTTGCCGGTTTCTGTACAATCTATTTTCGTATTACAGAAATATTGGATGCCGGGACAAACAAACGGTTCCGCTATGTGCTTCGTGGTGTTTCTGACCGTTGGCAATATTCTTTCCATCCGTGTGAGGCTTTGCATTTTGTCGCTTATGGTAATTTTACAAACAAAGAACGCCAGACTTCCGCTTATGAGACAAGGACATACCGCCGTTTCTTGGTGGGTGTAAATGACTGGGAGTTTACAAAGAGCATGATCGCAATGCAGGATGGAGATTTGAGCAATCTCAACATCTTTGGATTGAATATGACCGGTTATTCAGCTTATCTGAATAACATTTATATGACCGGCACAATCGAGCAGTTACAGATAGATGCACCGGTACGCATTGAGATTGATACGCAGGGTGATAATTTCCTTGCTTATGGTGAATCAATGGAAATTACCTGCAAGGTCTTCAAAGGTTGGGAGGATATTACTGACACAGTTAGACAATGGACTATCCGAAGGGATAGTGGAGATACTGCCGATGATGAGGCTTGGAATATCAAGCATAAAGATTTCAACGGTTCAATAACGATATATAACACAAAGGAAATTAGTGATTTAGGAAATAATTCAGTAACGATAGCAAGTACCTTGTTTACCATAACGGCAACGAACGATGTTGCATCAGTAGAAGCAATTGTGACAATATGATAGAGAGTGAAAAGAAAAGAATCAGGAAAGAGTTTCAACCGCTTACCATTGCAGTAAGCTTGAAAATAATGACACCGAACAGTCCGGCTAATCAGGTCTATAATCCGGTGGCAAATGAATATGATCCTGACCGTGGAGTTACTCCGCTGGTGATTTTACCGGAAGTCATAGCGAATGCCGCTGACGGTAGTTGGGATATGCCTTATGTCAATTCCTTATTGGCAGAAATGAACTGGTTTGTTAATGGAAAAAATCTTTCTGCAATCAGTTCTTGGAATGGGAAATACAGTATAGATACGGTTGGAGATACACGCGGCGCCATTACCATAAGTAGAAATGTGGCTCCGGGTGAAAGTTTTGAGTTACATTTTGAAGGTGTAATAGCTGATACCCGGCTGGGGGTGAATATTCCCGTAAAAACTGACTCCATAATGTTGACAACGGTAGATAAGAGTGAAGACACATACGGTTTGTCTATCGGGGACAGTCAGATAATCCAGTACAATCCATTTCTTGACAAACTCTTGTTGTATGATTACAAGGTAGCCAACAAATTGATTTCCGCATCTACGGCCAATAAGAATGCGGCTTTGGATGAAAATTCATACGAGCGCACCATTCCACTTATGGTAACAAAGGGAGTGAATAAAATAACTACCGGATATACGATTGAACTTTATCAGGTAAACAGCATATCCAGTCAAACGAGGCTGACTACTGCAAATCACGAAATTGTGGCTTTGTCTTTAACCGGACTGACAATGGATTTGCGTTTGATTGAGAAAGGTGATTACTTGCTGTTGGCGAAAGTCGGTGGAAAAGAGGTTGCAAGACAGCAATTTTCCATCAATCGTGTTTATCCCAAATTTACGTGCATACCGGCAAGTCAGGCTTCCATCAATCCTGACGAAATTTTGCATAGAAATGTAGCGATGGTACAGTGGAATGGCGAAATTGTACCGATACCGGCACCGATTATCCGCATGGTATGGTTTACGGATAGTGCAAACAAGACTGGGGTACAGTGGCAGGAAGGGGAAAAAACAGTGATAATGTTGGATGGAACCGGTATTGGCGAAACCTATCTTGATGATTGGTTGGATGTGTACATTAAGGCCGAGCAAAAAAAGGCTTTCTCTGTATTGACAGATGGGACAAATGAATATACGGACAGTAACGGGAACATATATATAAATAATTGATATGAGGTATGTTGTAGCAAATAAGGAAAAGGCTTTGGATGCCGGGGTGCTGTTATTGGGGCACTTGGTAAAAGAAGAGTCCATAATCTTGAATGAGAAGGAAGTAATGTGTTTATCCTCTCTTGATGGAGGGTTGGAAGATAGAATACTGTTGTTGGACGGTATTGTTTACACTAATACAAGCATAAATCAAATTATATCGGAAGGAGGTTGGGAATATGGCAGAAAATTATAGTGCCCAAAATAGCATTACGATCAAACGCCTTCGCTCCAATGACAGCCTTATGCTGACTTTTGAAAACAATGGCATTCCATTGTTTCAGGCCGTAGATGAAGAAAGTGGGGCTGTCTCTCCTGATTGGAGTGTGGCCGCAAATCAGCCGATACGGACACCTAAAGTAACTTCGGCGCGTGGGTTAGCAGTCAGTTTGTCAGGCCATAGTTGGACTTACAACGGGGTGGCTTTAAATTTTAATGGTGCTGAAAGTGGAGGTTGGAAAAAAGACAGTACGGGTAAATTCTCTTTGAATACTGGTACCGGTGCCATTAAAATTATCGGAAACTTGGCGAGTAAAACGAATGTTGCAGGAGATACATTGACTTATTCGTGTGTCGCTTCTACGGCAGGTGTTGAATATAATTTGACTGGTGAGCTACCTATTGCCATTCAGAACATGGGAGCCAGTTCTTATTATCTTGCTATTCTTGCAAGTACCGAGCAGCTAACAAGTAAAGTAACAAGTTGTACTCTGACTACCAAGCTATATGCCGGTGCCAATGCCATTACCGATTACTATATAAAATGGTATAAGGACACGACGGCTTGGGCTGATAAGAACGGGCAAAAGAGTATAACTGTTACCCGTGGTGATGTGGATGGTACCCAGTTGTTCATAGCGGAAGTTTATCAGTCTTCAGGTGCTTCACAACCGATAGCACGTGCCGGGGTACGCATTGTTGACACGGCAGATGAATTTCAGATTGTGTGTTATATAACTTCTTCCAACAAAGAGGTTGATACCGGCCAGCCCGTTACAGTAAGTGCCAAGATTGTAAATATGACAACTGGATTAACTTATACTCCCACTTCCGCATCATGGACTATGGATGTGATGGATAAGGAAAACTGGAAGAGTTTGAAACATTCTACGACAAATTCCATATCTGTAACAACAACGGAAACCGACAGAAACGGGACTCAATATGATGTTGATGTTTTGGCAGAGTGTCATTTTAATTAACATAAAAAACAAAATAATATTATGGCAACTAAAGGATTAGGAAATGAAACATTGGTAACTTCCATTCTACGCTCCAATACAGTGCTGGTGGAAGTTGGTGGTAGTGTTAGACGCATTACCATAGAAAACTTCATGAATGCTATCAATAATGGTGACGAACAAATGTTGAGGCAAGTGGCTTGGGGGATTCCAATCAAACAATCAACCCAAAGTAGCACAAACTATGGTGTGATAGGTAATACAGCCGCATGGACAGAATACAAGTTGTATTGTGGCCGTTATCTTGTAACGAATGATGGAAGGGCGGCAAAATTATCCCCTACCAATAGTGCGGTGTTTGCCGATGGTACTACGGTAGATGAAACCAAAGGGCATGTGATGTGGATAGGGCCGCGTTTGTATTATCGTGTACAGACTGACAGTGTAAGTGGTGTACCGATCTTATGGCTCTCCATGCTACCTATTGGCGGTGAGTTTATTGGTGGGGCAAATGGTGGAATGTATAACTGTATCGGTGCATACAAAGGCTCCATGTCAGGTAGCGCACTTGTTTCACGTTCAGGAGTTGCACCGGCAGGTAGTAAAACGATCAA